GAACCGATTCTGACGATCTCTCCTGAGGCTAAACTGGCGGGAACTGGCGGGAACCAGTCTGCATTTGCCCTGCTCAGCGACTATAAACCGAGATTGGAAACGACCGGCTTGTCGAATCTGTCTTATGGCCCCCAGGTGGCGAAGTGGGCAGAGACGTATCAAAACATTTGTCTTTTTGAGTGGCAGTTGTTGGCGTTGTCTGGTCAGTTGTCGCACGACGAGAATGGTGATTTGCAGTTTCGTGAATCTTTATGCAGTACTGCGCGTCAGAACGGGAAGTCGGTTGGGTTGTGCGCGATGATCGGTTGGTGGTTGACGGACTTCGCTAGGTTGCGCGGCCAGCCTCAAAACATCTTGTCGGTCGCTAACCGTTTGGATCGTGCTGAGGCGATCTTTAATAGTTTGGCTCCTTTGCTTGTGGATTTGTTTGGTGCTAAGGCGATGCGGACGTTTGGTCGTAAGTCGGTGACTATGCCTGATGGGTCTATGTGGGAGGTTCGTGCAGCGTCTCCGAATTTGCATGGTGGGTCGTACGACTTGATCGTCGTGGATGAACTTTTCAATGTGTCTGAGAAGTGTTTGTCGGAGGCTTTGCGGCCTTCGCAGATTGCGCGTAAGTCGCCCTTGCTGAGTTGCTGGAGCACAGCGGGGGATGAGTCCAGTGTGGCGATGATACATATGCGGGAAACGGCTATTAACGAGATTGAGAAGCAGGAGTCGTCGCGTCTCTATTTTGCTGAGTGGAGTATTGGTGATCGGGATTGGCGTAACCCTGAGAACTGGATTTATGCGAACCCTGCGTTGGGTAAAACGATTACGATTGAGGCGCTCCAGGCGGTGTCAAAGAAAGACAGTTTCCTACGCGCTCACCTAAATATGTTTATCAGTAGTCGAGGCAGTTGGTTGGATGAGGGCGTGTGGGGCAGTTGCAAGGTTGACGGCCCTATGCCGGAGGGCGGCGTTCTTTGTGTGGAAATGTCAATGGACACAAATCGTTATGTGGGTGTCAGGTCGTCAATGGTTGATAGTGTTGTTACCACGTTTGTGGAGTTCATCGTGGATAACGAAGCGTCTATGTGGGCCGAAGTTGATCGAGTCATGGCCGACAAACTTGTTGCCCTGGCTATCACCCCGACATTAGAAATCCATGCGCCTTTAAGTTTGCGTCGTCGTATGACTGTGGTGGGTCAGGCGGAGTTGATCAAGTTCACGGGTCTTGCGCAAAAGATGATTTTGGAGGGCCGCGTCAAGCATTTGGGGCAACTCACTTTGTCGGAACATATGAACCGCGCCGTCATGATTAAGACGGGAATGGGAGTTACGCTCAGCCACAAATCGAGTCCAGGACCCATTGAGTTGGCGAAGTGTGCAGTGTGGGGTATCGCGCTCTCTAGCAAGTATCAGAATCGGGCTAAACCCATGATGGTGGTCAGTTGAACTATTGTGGGTGTGTGGTGGGCAGGTGTCGGGCTTGCCCATCACACCTTTAACGATCGGAACTAACTGTGGGCATATTCTCAAAACAAGTGACCAAAGCAGCGGTCAGCCCCGTTAACGAATCCCATAAAGCCGCCGCCGCTGGATCGTACGGGACATACCAGTCCAACCAAGGCGTCAATTTCATCGGTCAGTATTTCGCGTATTACGAAGGCGACGCCCGCAACCGCGCCAACAGCATCCCGACATTAAGTCGAGCGCGTGACCTTCTCGCCTCAGTAATCTCATCCACCAAACTGGAAATGTACAACGAGATTTGGGATGACACCGAAAAAGAAATGGAATGCGTCTATATCGCACCGCGTTCATGGTTGCGTCAACCCGACCCCACGATCCCTTACGCCACGATCATGGCTTGGACGCTGGACGATCTTTTCTATTACGGCCGAGCGTTTTGGTTTATAACCAGTCGCACCGCTGACGGTTTCCCTGCATCGTTTACGCGTTTGCCAGCGGGCTCCGTTACCTGTCAGGACCAGACGGGTCCAGTGTTTTATGCACCTTCTAACGAAGTGTATTTCCAAGGCGGGATGCTTGACCCGAACGATCTTGTCCAGTTCATTAGTCCCGTTCAAGGAATCATTTACACGTCGCAAACCGCTATTGAAACTGCGCTTCGTGTCGAAGCCAGCCGTTATCGCAACGCGGAAAGCCTCTTACCATCCGGTGTGCTGATGCAGACTGGCGGCGAGCCCCTGTCGGCCCAAGAACTTGCCGACCTTGCTACTTCGTTTAACTCTGCTCGCGTCAATAACCAAACTGCTGCACTTAACGAGTTCCTTAAGTACGAGGAAACTAAGGCGCTACCGGACAACATGTTGATGATTGAGTCGGCAGACTTCAGCGGAAAAGAGATGTGTCGCCTCGGAAACATCCCGTTTTACTTGGCTGGTTTTGACATTGGCTCATACCAATACACGACCTCGGCTGGTGCCCGTGAGGATCTTTTATTATTTGGGGCACGTCAGTTTTTAGATTGCGTGTCTCAGACGCTCTCAGGCAACAATGTTTTGCCCCGTGGCACAATGGTGAAGTTTGATATTGACTCCTACTTAGGTTCTTTAATGAAAGACGAAATGATGACCGAAACTCCCGACATGACAGAAACTATTGAGGAGACGAATTCATGAAACTAACTCTGTCCGCAGGTTTTGCAGTTGATGTTGAAGCCGCCGCTGGTGAAGCACCGACACGCACAATTTCGGGTGTGGCCGCGCCTTATGGCGTTTCCGCAACTGTCTCGGATGGGACCTCGGTGCAGTTCGCGCCAGGCTCACTTCCCGTTGACGGCAAAGCACCAAAACTGTTTATGTATCACGACTCGTCGCAACCCGTCGGACTTGTGACTTCACGCACCGAAACCCCTGAAGGCATGATGTTCAGCGCCAAGATCGCGGACACCGTTGCAGGAAACGAAGCCTTGCAACTCGCCAAAGAAGGGGTCTTAGACAATGTGTCAGTTGGTGTTGACGTTCTTACCTCAACCCGTGCTGAGGACGGAACCATCATCATCACATCAGCCGTATGGCGCGAGTTGAGCCTTGTCCCCATACCCGCCTTTAGCGGTGCTACTATCACAGATGTGGCCGCTTCAGCAGACACAACTCCCGACGAAATCTCAGTAACAGAACCACAAGTCGAGGAGACACCCATGTCGGAACATATCGAAGCCGCAGCACCTGAAGCCGCGCCAACCGCCCCCACCATTTTTGCATCGGCTAAGCGTCCCGCACGCCTTCCGAGTGCAGGAGAGTGGATGGCCGCTTACCACCAAGGCGGAGAAACTTTCGCAAAGGTCAACCAGTCGGTTACCGATTGGAAAATTGAAAACCAGTCAACCTACGAAGCCGCCGCAGGCGATGTAGCCACCACCAACACACCTGGTTTGCTCCCAGTCCCCGTGGCCGGCAGCCTGGTGCAAAATATCAACTTCGTCAGGCCTGTCGTCAATCGCCTGGGCGCTCGCGCTTATCCTGACAGTGGCGCACAAAAGACTTTTGTTCGTCCAACCATCACGACCCACACTTCAGCCGCTGCACAAGCCGCCGAGTTTGATGCAGTGTCGGCAACCACGATGGTGATTGCCTCGAATACCATCAGCAAGACCACCGTCGCGGGACAAGTGAGTTTGTCAGTTCAGGACATCTCGTTCACCAGCCCCGCAGCAATGCAGTTGATCTTGAATGACCTTATGGGCGTTCTCATGTACAAGACCGACGACATTGCAGCCGACGCACTTCTCACCGCCGCAACATCATCGGGCGTCTGGGACTTGACCGCAGTTGACTTGATGAAGTCCATCTACGACGCCGCAGTTGATGTTTCAAACGGAACAAACTTTTTCCCCGACACCTTGTTTGTGTCACCAGACGTATGGGGTCAACTCGGACAGGTCGTTGACTCCAGCAACCGTCCGTTGTTCCCGTATGTCGGCGCACCTGGTCTCCAAGGTCAGAACGCTCTCGGTGGCGGAAACGCAACCACATGGGTCGGCTCAAACCCGCTCGGACTTGAAATCGTCGTTGACAGCAACTTCGCTGCCAAGACCATGATCATCACCAACGCTTCAAAGGCATTCGAGTACTACGAAAGTGGCACAACTTTGATGAGTGTTGAACAGCCTGCAACGCTTTCACGCCTGTTCTCAGCGCATTCGTATGTGAGTACGTTCGCCGCTGTGCCTGGCATGATTCGCAAGATCACTCAGGC